GCATAAAACTGCCAGGGTATGGGTTTGCCATAACTTTTGTAGGCATGCTCAAGTATGTTCATGTCATACGTGGGACCTTGGGCCCATATACGTTTGCTTTGCCAGATTATTTTGGCCAGTTCATCTAGTGCCTGGTCTAGTGGTATGCGTTCTTGTTCGTTGAATGCTTCGTCTCTGGCGGCTGCCGGTTGAGTGGCCCACCAGTCAATGGTGCCTTGTTGTATGCTACGACTTTCTTGGCTTTCCAAATCTACCCTTGCATAGTAAAAACGATCATGACAGCCGTGTCCCAGTGGATCAAAACTTTGGGCCGCAATGGTTAGGATTGTGGTATCTGGACCAGTGCCTAAACCTTCTAAGTCAATCATCAAATCTGCCATGTTTGTATTATAGCAGAGTTTTTGATTTGTGTCGAGTTATATTTTACTCATTTATCCGATTACCCAAGTTAACGGTTGGCTTGCATCCACGTACATTTTGAGCTCTTCAATCTTGGCGTCCATCTGTGCTTGGCCTTCTGCTTTCATGGCCGCACCATTAAGACTACCGCCACCTTGTGGTCCAGCAATAGTTGAAAACTTTTCACGGGCTTCACCAATGATCATCTTGCAAGCACCAACCATGTAGTCCCGGATCCACTGACTGATTTGATAGTCACTTAACAATTGAATTTCGGGTTTGGTTTGATATGTCCAAAGCAACACCGTTTCACCAGTGCCTTTTGGATCACGAATCAGTTGTAATTTTTTGGTTACTGGATTCCAGGTGTAGTTCATGAATCCGCCAAACATACGTGCCGCTAGTTCCACATACTGACTATAGAAGTCATATGTGGCCAGTCCACCAGCCACGTTGAAGTTCATGAGGTACACGTTGATTGACGCTTGTGCAAACGGATCAAAGTTTGACGCAAACGGGCCTGTGGCATTGCCAAATGTTCTGCGGAATATTTGTCGTACTGTTTGCACTTCTTGTGGCAAAGTGTAAATGTTCATGTCTTGAATCAGCTCCATGAAGATGTATGCTTCTTCATAGGCGTTGTTAGCACGTTGGCGGTAAGTGCCAATTGTGCGTTGATAGGCCGCTTCGTAGTGTGCAGGGTCTAATTCAAGATCGATAATTTGATCGCCCATGGTTAATTTGCAATACTCAATGAGATTTTGCTTTAACTCGGGCAGGGTGTTGTCAGCCATAGGGAACTCCGTTCCCTATATTTACCAGCTTTTCAATATCACCAAGTTCTCTGTTCCACGTCCGTTGAACGCTGTTTCTGTTGTGGTCAGGTCCTTGTAGATCTTACGTGCCGCGGGCTTGCCGGCCGTTTGCACCGATTTAACAATGTCTGCTGGTTTGCGTACAGTTCGCTGTAGACTGTCCACAGTACTAAATCCAATTATGCTGTTGCTTTTGACAGTAAATGCACCCACATGGCTGTCTGCCACAAGATGGATTAACTTGCGTTTTTTGGTGTCATACAACCAGGCTTCGGATTTGTCCACCAGGCTGGCGGCCGGCAAGCCTTGCAGTTTTAAGTCCGGGAAGGCGAGCAAGTGCTTGAACTTGGCCGCACGTTTTTCTGGAGGCACTACTTTGACCTTGCGTGGCTTGCGTTCCACTTTCTTGATCTGTACATAAGCACCACAGTCGTTGATCACAGTTTCGCAAAACTTCACAACATTACGCATTTGGATTTTGCTGAAGTTTGAGTATGCTTCAACAAGTAAGGCATCTTTGCCTTCCACCACTGCTTCAAACTCTGCAAGTTTACGTTTCCAGGTGTCAGCAATAGTTGACACCATTTGTGGTGCTACATTTTTACCACGTATCACTGTGATTGGTTTGTAGTCTGCTGACATCTTGGCACCGTTGCTGATAAACTCATCAAACATGCCGTCAATCTCACCGGCACATTCAGTTACTTTTTCTCTCAATCGGTCTTGTATGTTGGGTCGTGTGGGTGCTGTTTCGTCCACTACCGCTTCCTCTTGTTGTTTGCTTGCAAGTATTTCTTTCAAGTGATTTTCTAATTTTAGCAATTCTGTATCCGTAAGCTCTAGTCCCACCATGCTCATTCTGCACAACCAACCTGTGGTCAGTCGTATTGCACTATCTGGAATCCCACGCAAGGTGCGGACATCTGCCTTGCGGTCATGTGCTTCTAAGTAGTTTACAATCATGTCCCTGGCATCCTTTTTGCCATAAAAGTAATTGTACCAGGAGAATGCTTTGCTCAATCTGCTGATGCGATTTTCTGCAGGCTGTATTGTCCAAACGGGTTCGGTTCCCATGACATTGGTGTCACTGGAACGTGGGTTCAAAAGTTTTACGGGTTTGAGTGCTGTTTTCAAAGTGGGCTCCTTGCAAATTATGTGTAATTATAGCAGATCTAGATTTTTTGGTCAAGTGTTGCGTTTTGGTAAGTTTTTTACCAAATCAAATAATTTTAGTGCTCGGTTGACGTCATAATTTTTGTGCTTGTACATGTATGCTTTTTTGCGTTCAGCCACTTGCAATGCGTCCATCAGTTGCCATTTTAGTTTTAAATCTCGTGTGCTCATCAACTCGGTTTGCATATCTTTGACATCCAATGCGTACTCAACCCATTTTTCCGTGGCTTTTATCTTGTCGTACAAAACTATTGCTTTAGTACTACCTTTTGGGCTGTACTTGATTACAAAATTGTGCGCTTTCATACTCACTCCTTTGTTGAACAATGCGTATTATAGCACAATTGGGGTTTTTTGGTCAAGTAAACAGAAAGTATTACCCATAAATACTACTGTAAATTACTATTAGGAGAATTACCATTCCACGGCTAAGTATGTACCGGCCTAACCGGACCCGAGATTATCAGTTCCTTGACCGCGTCATAAGTGAACGCTATACTGTGGGCGGCCTTGACATTTTCCTGCACAAGTACATGGGTCCGCAAACCGGTGGCGAAGATAGTGCATTGTCCAGCAACTACGATGCCACTCAACCGATTTACGATACGTTAGATCCATTACATATACAGGACTTGCTGTTGTTGGAAAACCGTGACAGAATTTACGACCAAGACATTTACGTCATGCGCGGTGTGTACAATCACCAAGATATTGACTTTGACCTAACACAGTTTGGCCTGTTCCTAAACAACGATACGTTGTTTATAACCTTCCACTTCAACGACATGATCGACAGTTTGGGCCGCAAGATCATGAATGGAGATGTGTTAGAAATACCCAATCTTAAAGATTACTATCCCTTAAACAAAGATATACCACAACCTTTGCCCAGATATTATGTGGTGCAAGATGCTGACTATGCCACAGAAGGCATGAGCCAAACATGGTTGCCACACATATGGCGTGTGAAAGCAACCCCAATGACCAACAACCAAGAGTTCAAAGACATACTCAAGAAACCTGTTGTGTCAGAAAACATCTGGGACAATGGCAATTTCTATCCCTCAGGTTGGGTTACTAACTACGGTGATGTGTATTACCAAGCCCTTAAAAATGTACCTGCTGGTACAGACATTACCAATACAGAATATTGGGCTGTTTATACTCCGCCCACTCAGAGCGAAGTATTTTCGACTCGTACCAAAGACAACGAAATCAACGATGCCATTCTCACACAAGCTGATGTTGAGGTTCCGCTGTCTGGATACGACACACAAAAATTCTATATTGTACCCACATTAGACAATGGCCAGCCTGCCAACCCCACATCACTTACTACCGAGAATGGTGACACTGTGGACGGTACGCAAGGTGGCATGAACGTTACTCCCAAAGCTGATGGCTATACTGTGGGTTACTTGACCGGAGATGGTATACCGCCAAACGGCTTACCTGTTACCACTGGAGTTTCTTTCCCACTGGGTGCTGTGGCTGGAGACTTCTGTTTACGGTTAGATTACTTTCCAAATCGCTTGTTCCGTTATTCGGGACAGCGTTGGATCAAAATAGAGGACAAAGTGCGAACCAATCTCAACAACGGAGTACCCAACGATACTTTACGCTCCAGCTTCGTTAACAATACATACACTGTGCCCACAACGGATCTTGGTAATATTCCCAGTCGTCAGAGTCTCAGCCAGATACTCAAACCACGTGCTGACAACGGGGACCAGAAAGGGTTTCAAGACCCTAATCCATATCCAGATACACAACCGGGCCAGAAATCGAGTTAATAAATGCGACAACAATTTTTTTATGACGCTCAAATCCGACGTTTCCTATTACAGTTCACACGGATCATCAGCAACTTCCAAATTGAATATGGCAACGAAACAGATGGCGTAAACAATGCCGCACTAATTCGTGTGCCGGTTCGTTATGGTGATGCCAGCCGTAATGCACAGGTAATCATACAAGAGAACAGCCGTAACTCAATGCCAGCATCGCCCTTGATGACTTTTTATGTGAGTAGTTTGGATTACGATCGACCTAGGATGCAGGAACCTTATCACGTGAGCAAAATACAAGTACGCCAACGTGAATATGATACCCAAACTGACAGTTACGAAACCACACAAGGTAATGCATTCACAATCGAACGCTTGATGCCAGTGCCATACAAATTGGGTATTACCTTGGACATTTGGACATCAAACACCAATCAAAAAATGCAGTTGTTGGAACAGTTGCTGACATTGTTCAATCCCAGTTTAGAGATACAAAGCACAGACAACTACATTGACTGGACCAGTTTGAGTGTGGTTGATTTAGAATCAGTTACCTGGACCTCAAGAACCGTACCAATTGGAACTGACAATCCCATAGACATGGCCACTATTAAATTTAGCATGCCAATTTGGATTTCTTCTCCAGCCAAGGTCAAGAAATTGGGTGTGGTAGAACGTGTGATTGCCAGCATGTATGACGCACAAGGTGACTTGAGCAACGCTGTCACAGACAATGATTTGTTGCTGGGCACTAGGGTTATTGTCACACCGTGGAACTATGAAGTTGTGGTGATTGGTAATCAAATACAATGTTTGCAAGATCGTACAATAGTTCCTGATGGTTCAAATGAAAATTTAACTCCCACACAAATTGTGGCCAACAGCAGTTTGTTATGGCCTGCAGTGATCAGTGCGTATGGTGTTCTACGTCCTGGTATCAGTCAAATTCGACTGGACCAAGCTGATGATTCAACCATTGTGGGCACTATAGCCATAAATCCCAACGATGATCGATTGTTGATTTATGACATTGACCAAGACACAGCACCGCAAAATACTCTAGCGCCTATCACTGCTATTATTGATCCGTTGATAAGTGGTCCAGGCTATGGGTTGCCTGCACCAGCTGTGGGTCAAAGATATTTGTTGACCGAAGCAACTGGCAATATTATAAACACTTATCCAGCTGAGGCATGGGTAGGATCGATTGGACAAGCTCTGATTGCTTCGGCCAATGATGTTATTGAATGGACTGGCACATATTGGCGAATAGTATTCAATAGTGTTGCACAATCAGCCACAGTACAATATGTTACCAATATTACCACTGGTATTCAATACGAGTGGACTGGCACACAGTGGCTCAAGAGTTATCAAGGTGTTTATCCTGGCGGCACCTGGAGCATAGTGCTTTGAAGGCAGTGGGCGTTTGGTTTAGAAGCGTGGACACCGGAAGATACTTGTACTTGCTACGCAATGATATCAAACATCCTGGTGCCTGGGGCTTGCCCGGTGGCAAGATTGAAACAGGTGAAACATTGCTGGGTGGCATGGAACGTGAGTGCATTGAAGAACTGGGATTCTTTCCCACCTATCGTAGACTGATACCACTAGAAAAATTCACGAGTGCTGACTCAGCATTTGAATATCATACCTGGGTGTGTGTGGTTGATACAGAATTCACTCCCAGACTCAACTATGAGCATTTGGGTTATGCTTGGCTTGATGCTGGCACATGGCCCAAGCCCATGCATCCTGGTTTGTGGAACACTGTGAATCTAGATGCTGTGCAGGGAAAAATTTTGTTGTTGGAACAAGAGTTCTCCAAAGAAACAAAATATTAAAAAGTTATTGTGCCGGAGGTAATCCATTGATATGTTCTATAACCACCGCTGACAACCGGATACCCGTCTGCCAGATTTGTAGTTGATGTAGCGGCAGCAAATGTGTCTGGATAACGAACAATTACAATGCCAGAACCGCCAGCGGCACCGGGCATGCCTGCATTGGATGCACCATTGCCACCACCACCACCGCCACCACCTGTATTGGCAGTACCTGCTACAGCAGAGCCACCGCCGCATCCGCCGTTGCCACCGCCGCCTTTTTGTGCTGTGGTTGCTGTTCCGCCGCCCAAGCCACCTTGACCACTGGCTCTTGACCCGCCGGTGCCGGCACCGCCGCCTCCGCCATAATATGTTCCCAAACTATTCCAGTTGAGTGCTATGCCGCCGGCACCATCTATATTGGTTGTATTTGATGAAACGCCTGCACCACCGGCACCGCCACCACCGCCACCCGAATCGGTAAAGTCACCGCCATTACTACCATCTCCGCCGCTATAACCTTGAACAGGACTAGTAGCGGGACTTGAAGCCGCACCTGTAGATAGTATATCAGATCCACCGCCACCACTTCCGCCAGTAGTTGCAGCCACAGTATTGTGTGAGCCACCGCCGCCACCACCTGTGGAAGTTATGGTACTAAAAACAGAATTTATGCCCTTCGTTGCTCCGGAGGAGCCATCTGGATCTCCGGCGCCACCACCGCCTACTGTGACTGTGATAGCCGATCCTGATGATACTGCAAATCCAGTTGCAGTTCTATAACCGCCGGCACCACCTCCACCACCTAAGAAGAATCCTCCACCACCACCGCCGGCCACCACCAGATATTCAACAGTGCTAGGTGCCCCGGGCGGGGCTGCTACCAAAGTCATTGCACCAAATGTCATGCCGCCTGTGATTGTGATTGTCATATATTAAACTTCTTGCCAGGCTGTTGTGGCTTCGTTCCACTCGTAACGTTTGTCGGGATCAGTG